ATTCAAATGGCTTTGTCTAAAGAAAATATTAGTTTAGAAGATGCTATAGATATTAGAGAATTAAATAATATCAAAATGGCTAATCAACTTCTTAAATTAAAACGTAAGAAAAAACAAGAAGCCGAGCAAGCGCAGAAAGCGCAAGAACAACAAATGCAAGCGCAAATGCAAATGCAGGCGCAGCAAGCTCAAGCTCAACTTGACGCTCAGAAAACACAAATGGAAACTCAATCTAAAATACAGATTAAAGAAAGTGAGATGAATTTTGATGTTCAAAAATTACAAATGGAAGCTCAATTAAAAGAACAACTAATGCAAACGGAATTTAATTTCCAAATGCAATTAAAAGGTGTTGAGCAATCTCAATTAGATCAAAGGGAACAAGGTAGAGAAAAGGCAAAAGACCAAAGAATAAGCCAACAATCTACTCAAACCTCTAAAATGATTGAACAGAAAAAACGAGATCTACCAGCTATTGATTTTGAATCTAACGAAGATAGTTTAGATGGTTTTGATCTAGCAGAATTTGAACCTAGGTAATTGATAGGCTTAAAAACGTGTATATTAAATGTGTAACTTTATAAAAAATTAAATCAAATGGAAATAAAAGTAAGAGACTTAGGGTTTGTTGAAGAGAAATCCCAGGCAGAAGTTGAAGAGCAACTGCTTAAAGAGCATGAAGAAAAATTTGAAGATAATCAAAATCCTGTTGTTACTGACAATAAGATAGATTTCTCAAAACAAAAAGAAGAGATAAAAGAAGAAGATAAGTTAGATGCGTCACCACCCATATCGGAATTGAGTGACACAGACGTTCTTTCATATATAAAAAATAGATACAACAAGGATATAGATTCTGTTGATGAATTGTTTGCGGAAAAAGAGGCGAATGAGGAATTACCTGAAGATGTGTCTGCGTATTTTAAGTACAAAAAAGAAACTGGCCGTGGTATTGAAGACTTTTATAATTTACAAAAAGACTTTGATACAATGGAAGATGACATTGTACTAGCTAATTATTATAGTTCAACCGAAGAAGGGTTGGATGAAATAGATATTCAAGATATCATTGAGGATAAATTTAGTTTTGACGAAGACTTAGATGAACCGAAAGATATTAAGAAGGTCAAATTAGCGAAAAAACGAGAACTTGCGAAAGCTAAAAAGTTTTTGAATGAACAAAAAGATAAATATAAAGCTCCTCTTGAGTCAAGTGGGGGTGGGTTATCGGAAGATCAAAAAGAAAATTTAACTGCCTACAAAAGTTACATAGAGAAATCTAAAAATCAAGAAGATGAAGGTAAAAGAAAGTATGATTATTTCTTAAATAAAACCGATGAGGTTTTTAACAGCGAATTCAAAGGTTTTGATTTTACTGTTGGAGATAATGATTTTACATTCAAGCCTGGAACTGCTGAAGAACTTAAAAATGTTCAATCTGATGTTAATAATTTTATTAGCAAATTTTTAAACAAAGATGGTTTAATGCAAGATCCAAAAGGATATCATCGTTCATTAGCAGTAGCTATGAATCCTGATAAATTTGCTCAATTCTTTTATGACCAAGGAATGTCAAAGGCTGTAGATAATGTTAGTAGAAAATCTAAAAACATTAACATGGACATTAGACAATCGCCACAAACAGTGTCAAAAGACGGGATGAAAATAAGACCTGTTGGAAATACTGATAGTGGAAGAGGACTCAAAATTAGAAGCATGAAAAAAAGTTAAACATTAAAAAAATTAAAAATTATGGCAGTAAATGCAACCCCGGGATTTGACTTACAACCAAGCGCCCAACAACAAGCTCTAAGCACGAATTATATAACGAACTTTAATTTCTTAGACCAATACCTTCCTGATACTTACGAAAAAGAATTCGAGAGATACGGGAATAGAACAATAGCGTCATTCTTAAGAATGGTAGGCGCTGAAATGCCTTCAAACTCTGACCTTATAAAATGGGCAGAACAAGGTAGATTACACACTAAATACACTGGATGTACTCCAGTTGCTAACGGTGGAAATGATTCTTCAGTATGGACAATTCCAAACGCAAACTTTAGCCCTGCAATCGGAGCATCTACTTCAGCTGCACTAAGAGTTGGACAAACAGTTATGATTTCTACAGAAGGCGTAGGAGGTACTCTTACTAATAAAGGTGTAGTAACAACAGGCCCAACTGCAGGAGCAGCGGCACAAACAGTAACAATTGCTTACTATGAAGCAGCTGGTCAAGCTATGGCTGACAACGCACCTTGTACTATATTTATATATGGATCTGAATTTGCTAAAGGAACTAACGGAATGGTTGGATCTAACGAATCAGATGATATTTTCTTTGAAAATAAACCAATTATCATAAAAGATAAATACTCTGTATCTGGATCAGATATGGCTCAAATTGGATGGGTTGAAGTAACAGGTGAAGATGGCGTAAGCGGATACCTTTGGTATTTAAAGTCTGAGCACGATACTAGACTTAGATTTGAAGATTATTTAGAAACTGCAATGCTAGAAGCAGTACCTGCGGAAGTAGGTTCTGGAGCATCAACTGCACTTGGAAACGGTACAGCAGTTGTTGGAGCGGCAACAGGAGCTGGTTCAGAAGGTATTTTCTATGTAGTTGGAAATAGAGGTAATGTATTTGGAGGTGGTAACCCACAAAATCTAGCTGCATTTGATTCTATTATTCAGAGACTAGATAAGCAAGGAGCTATTGAAGAAAATGTTATTTTTGTAAATAGACAATTTTCATTTGATATTGACGATATGTTAGCTGCACAAAACTCTCACGGAGCAGGTGGTACATCTTATGGTCTTTTTGACAATGATAAAGACATGGCTTTAAATCTTGGATTTACAGGATTTAGAAGAGGTTATGATTTTTATAAGTCTGATTGGAAATATCTTAACGATCCTACTATGAGAGGTGGACTTATTGCTGGTGGAATCAACGGACTTTTAGTCCCTGCTGGTTCAACGTCAGTTTATGACCAAATCTTAGGTAAGAACGCTAAAAGACCTTTCTTACATGTTAGATATAGAGCTTCAGAAACTGAAGACAGAAGATACAAAACTTGGATTACTGGTTCTGCCGGTGGAGCAAGAACTTCTGACCTGGATGCAATGGAAGTAAACTTCCTATCTGAAAGAGCTGTATGTACTTTAGGTGCAAACAACTTCTTCTTATTCCAAAACTAAGAATACCCGTAATGTTACCCTCGTTTTTAAAACGGGGGTAATTATTACTTTTTATAAATCAAATTAAATTACATTATAATGAAAAAAAACACTACCCTTAAGACTAGAGCATACAGATTAACTAAAGGAAGAGCTCCTTTATCCTATATGTTATCATCACGACATTCTGCAAGATCTCCTTTATTATTTTTTGATGAAGATGAAGGTGTAAACAAACCTTTAAGATATGCAAGAAATCAAAAAACCCCATTTGAAGACGAACAAGACGGTAATGCTATTATAGAGCCTGTTGTTTTTGAAGATGGCATGTTAGTTGTAGAGAGAGAGAACCAAGTATTACAAAAGTTTTTGTCACTACATCCTCAAAACGGAACTATTTTTGAAGAAGTAGATAACGCTAAAGATGCTAATATAGAATTACATCAATTAGATATTGAATTAACTTCTCAAATGTTAGCAAAAGAATTAACTACTGAAAAATTAATTTCAGTTTCTAGAATATTAATGGGCAATCAATCAAACACATTAACTATTCCAGAATTAAAAAGAGACATATTAATTTATGCAAAAAATAACCCTGAAGAATTTATAGAAATAGTAAAAGATCCATTATTAGAATTACAAGGTCATGTTGCAAACTTTTTTGACAAAGGGTTTATAGCTTTTAGAAACAAGAATAAAGACGTGTACTTTAATCTTCCTAGTAATAAAAAGAAAATGTTAACAATCCCTTTTGCTGAAGATCCTAACTATGTAGTTGCGTCTTATATGCAAAGCGACAAAGGTGTTGAAGCATACAAGTTCTTATTAGGTCGCTTAAAAAAAGATGAATAGAAAGATTATCTTTGTGCTTTATTAACCCATTAACATTTTTAAATATGGAAAAATTTATCAAATTAAACGTAAACGGAACAGGCACTGACTCCGGTTACAAGCTAATCCCCATTAATAACATAATGGAGGTTAAACAAGAATCTGTAACTGAAATTCAGATTTTTTATCAACACATTGCAAGCGCAAGCATTGCAACCGTTCCTGCACTTGTTGACGCAGTGACACAAGCTACTTATGACATAACGCAACAGTCTATGGTTCAATCTTTAAAGATTACTTTAGCTGCTGCTGCTTATGATGGATTCAGCTGGAAAGATTTCCTAAATCAATCTATCGAAACTGCATATACGCTATCATGGCAACAGCCAGTTTTTACTCCAAACCCAAGTTCTTATCCTAAAGCTGCTGCGGCAGGATATGCGCCAACAATAATATCTAGTATTGTTACAGGAGTTAAACTTGCAGCACCACAAGTAAATGCATAGACCCTAGGTTTATTAAATAAAGAGGAGGTTACAAAAAAAGTAACCTCTTTTTTTTTGCCTATATTTGTAAAAAGAATTTAACATGATTAACTCGGTTAGAAATACTGTTTTAGCTATTGCTAATAAAAATAATTACGGATATATTTCTCCACAAGATTTTAATTTATATTCTCAGCAAGCTCAAATGGATTTGTTTGAAGACTATTTTTATCAATATAATGCGTGGATTAATAAAGAGAATAACAGGCTTTCAGGAACGGGATATGCTGATATAGTAAAAGGTTTAGTTGAGGTAATAGATAGTTTTTCTGTTACTAAAGGGCTAGAGCAGTTAGGTAATAATTTTTATAATCTACCCTCTGACTATTATTTTATTAATAAACTAAATTATTTCCCAACATTAATAGATGCTGGAACTACTACTGCAGCTGGTGCTAATACATTAACAGATGCAGCCGCATCGTTTGTGACTTCAGGCGTAGTTGCTGGTCAATACTTAGTGAACACTTCAGCTCCTGGTGCAGCGCAATATAGTGGCTGGACAGCGTATGTGGTTAGTGTGGATAGTCAAACTCAATTAACATTATCTTATAATTTATTTGGAATTACTCAGTCTATAGGAGAATCTTATTCTATTTTTAGCCCTAGCAATATTGTGGAGATTGAAAGAGTAAATCAAAACAAGATATTTTATTTAAACAATTCACCTTTAACAGCACCTTCTGCTGGATATCCAGCTTATGTGTTAGGTGGAGCTACAAGTAATATAGTAGGTAATGCAACGTCTGGACAATTAGGCAATACAGTTACTGTGTATCCAGCAACATTAATAACAAAAGGAAGTATAAGTGCCGAATATGTTAGGTATCCTATACCACCTAAATGGACTTATTCTGCTTTAAATACAGGAGAGCCTTTATTTGATCAAGGTCAAGCTGACTATCAAGATTTTGAATTACCCTTATCTGATGAACCTGGCATAGTAGCTAAGATTTGTCAATACATAGGAATAGAAATTAGAGAAAGTCAAGTTTATCAGTTTGGAAAAACAGAAGAAGTACAAGATAACCAAATACAAACATAAGACATGGCATATATAAATGATTACGCATATTATGCAAATTCAGGAACAGTACCCGAAGATAAAAATTGGGGATCATACCAATACGTTTCATTAAATGAAATAGTAAACAACTTTATGTTAATGTATCAAGGAAACCATTCTTTGGTTAATAATATAGAAAGGTATCAGATTTTATTTCATGCAAAAAGAGGGATTCAAGAATTGAATTACGATGCAATGAAAGAGATTAAAATATTGCAATTAGATTTAGATGAAAATTTAAGATTTGTTTTACCTTCAGATTTTGTTAATTGGGTAAGAATATCTCAATTTTTAAATGGAGTTTTATTTCCTTTAAGCGAAAACATTCAAACGCAGTGGGCTGAGAGTTATCTTCAAGATAATGTAGGTAAAATAATTTATGATCAAAATGGAAATGTTTTAAAGCCTCAATTTTCTGAATTAACTATGAATCAGAAAAGTATTTATTTAAACTCAGGAAGTCCTTATAACGGTCAGGAAGGCTGGTGTGTGGATGGAAATTGGTATTTTGATTTTGGTGTAGGTGCAGCCTTTGGTTTAAACACTGAAACAGCTAATGTTAATCCAACCTTTAGTATAGACAAACAAAGAGGAGTTATTAATTTTAGTTCTGGAGCAAGTGGTGGATCCATAGTTTTAGAATATGTTTCTGACGGGATGGAGAAAGGAGAAGATTCGGATGTTAGTGTCAATAAATTATTTGAAGAATTTATATATGCTTACATAAGGTATTCCATTTTAAACAGTAAATTAGGTGTTCAAGAGTACATTGTTAATAGAGCTAGAAAAGATAAATCATCTTTATTAAGAAACGCTAAAATTAGGTTAAGTAACATACACCCTGGAAGACTCTTAATGAATATGAGAGGTCAGGATAAATGGATTAAATAAAATGCCAATAGTAAACACAAATTTTATTGCAGGTAGAATGAATAAAAGCGTGGATGAGCGATTAGTTCCTCCAGGTGAATACATTAATGCAATTAATGTTAGATTAGGCTCTACTGAAGCCACTGAAATTGGTGCTGTAGAAAATTCAAAAGGAAATTCTCAATTAACAATTTTAACATATGGAGGGCAAGCACTATCTGAGCAAGCAAAATGTTTGGGAGCTTATGAAGACGGGTCTAAAGAAACTCTTTATTGGTTTATTCATGATTCTAATAATCCAGTTGCAACTGATGGAATTGTGGACATGGTTGTCTCATTCAACACAAACACGCAAGTAATAGCTTATCACATTATAACATTGAATTTATTAAATTTTAATGTTGATTATTTAATAACTGGGGTTAATAAAATTGAAGACTTGTTGTTTTGGACAGACAACTTTAATCCTCCAAGAAAAATAAATGTTACATCAAATTATAATGATCCTGTAGGGGATGTTGATGGTATTATTGAGGATGATATAAGTGTGATCTTAAAACCACCTGGATATACTAATTTAGATAATTTGACTGCGCCAGCTGTAAATTTAATTTCAGCACCAGGCGATGAAAATTATTTAGATGAAAGGTTTATAACTTTTGCTTATAGATACCGATATGTTGATCAAGAATATAGTGCAACATCTTTATTTACAAAACCTGCTTTTGCTCCAGGCCCTTTTAGGTTTGATACTAATAATTACAATAATGCCGGAATGGTTAATCAGTATAATACAGCTGAAGTTACTTTTAATACCGGAGGTAAAAATGTAATACAAGTTGACTTGTTGTTTAAGCCAACAGATTCTAATGTTATTTTTGTAATAGAAAGATTTAATAAATCAGATTATGGCTGGGCTGACAACACTACTCAGGTTTATACGTTTACAAATAGCAAAATATACACTTCATTAGGGTCTGATGAATTATTAAGGTTATATGATAACGTACCTAAAACAGCAAAAGCTCAAACAATAATGGGTAATCGCTTAATGTACGCTAATTATACAGATGGATATAATATTACAAATTCAAACAATATTTCAATTCCTATAAATTATACCACTAGTCATTTAGTAAATGATATTTTATTTGAAGATTTACCTGACGCAACATTATCGCAAGGTATAGCATATACAATAAACCCAAACACTTCGACTACAGTGCCAAATTCAAAAGTTACATTTGATTTGTCAGGTCAAGTATTATTATTAAAAAGAGGTTCTAGTTTTAATTTTAGTTTAAATATCGAACATGACGCTTTAAACGGAAGCACAGGCGATGCTTGTTATGACGCTTCATTTGAGAACCCTTCTTTTATATTAACTTTTACTTTTTTATTAGATCAAGATTACTCTTCAGTTTCTGACATGGTAAACAGTGAGGCTTTTGCTAATAGGATAGGTACTTTAATAGGTGTAAATTTTGAAACTCTTCCAAATGCAGCATTAGGATCTTCTTTAACAGACTTTTTTAACTCTGAGTTAATTACACCTAGTAATTGTGTCTTTACTAAATCAAACAGTAGTATTAACACACAAACCCAGCAAGGGTTTAAACTAACTAACTCTGGTAATACATTTTCATTACAAGTTTTGGCAATGAAATTTTTATCTGGAACTACAGAAGTATATGAATATTTTAGAATAGCACAAGGTACAGCAAGTTTTACGTCTCAAAAAGACACATCTTCATTACATAGTAATAGAGATTATGATACTGGAATTGTATACATGGATAGTAACGCAAGAGCTTCAACCGTGTTAGTATCTGAAAATAACACAATATTTGTTCCTACACTAAATAGTGTAAATCAAAATAAAATAAAAGTAAACATAGAAAACTTACCACCATCTTGGGCTACTAAATATAAATTTGTTACAAAGTCAAGCGGAGGAAATTACGAAACTTTATATTCTAATTTTTATTACCAATCAACCGCTAACAGAGTAGTATATTTTAAGTTAGAAGGACAAAATCAAAATATACCAAAGGCAGGTGATGTGTTAATTGTTAAAAGAGATGCATCTGGGCCCTTAGAAAGATTAGCAAAATGTGAAGTTTTAGCTGTAGAAGCTGAAGCTGTAGATTTTTTAGCAACTGCAGCTGGGCTAGGGGAAGACAGTAATCAATTAGCTGGTTTGTATATGCAAATGAAGCCTTCAAATTTTTCAATTGCTATAGATGATAATGCGGTTATTGATTTAGGTGATTTTAATTATAGAGACAATTCTGGAAGCAGGTGTAAAGCTAAAGTAAGTTATCCTTGTTTTTACACTAATACTGACGCTTCAACTAATAACTATACTATACCAGCTGGAAGCCAGATTTATATGAGATGGTTTATTCGTAGAGTTGATAGAAGGAATTGTTCTGGTGTTGAATGGTTATGGGAAAGAACGTATATATCTACGGCAGATTACACGGATATGTATCAATGGTTTAAAGGAGATGATATTGATCCTGGTGTAGGAGAAATGATAGAAAATGTAGATGATAAAATGAATCAAGCTTATTTTACATCAACACTATCAGCCAATGAAAACTCTATTATTTGTACACCATTTGAACCTAATTTTCAATTTTGGCAAGCAACTCCAGGTGATGCCGCTTCGCCATTATATTTAACATGTAGAAGTGGATTGAGAGGTTGTGGCGCTGGAGGATCTACCTCTAATATAAACGCTGAAATTGTAGTAACCAGAGCTAATAATTTAATAGTTTGGGAAACAGAACCATTAGACGCAAGTTCTGATTTATATTTTGATGCTTCGGAATCTTACAACATTACAAACGGATTCCATATGGGCGGTAATGGTGAGGGTGACCAGTCTCAAACGGCTAATAGAAACGCTATAGTAACACTACCTTTTGCTAATTGTTATACTTTTGGAAATGGTGTTGAAAGTTATAAAATAAATGATTCTTTAGTTGGAAAAAGTTTTAATTTAGGTGAAAGAACATTAGCTGTTTCTACACAAGACTTTAAGTCTGCAGATAGATTTGCAGGTATAACTTATAGTGGTGTTTATAGTAGTTCTTCAAATGTTAATAATTTAAATGAATTTAATTTAGGGTTAGTAAATTTCAAAGATTTAGAAACAAGCTTTGGCCCTGTAATGATTCTTCATGCAAGAGAAACTGATATTCTTGTTTTGCAAGAAGACAAAATATCTTATGTATTAGCTTCTAAGAATTTAATAAGTGATTCTACTGGTGGTGGCGCTATAGCTTCAGTGCCTGAAATATTAGGAACACAAATTGCTAGAATAGAAGAGTATGGAATTAGTTTTAATCCTGAAAGTTTTACTTCATGGGGGTTTGACATGTATTTTACTGATACCAAAAGAGCTTCAGTTATTAAATTAAGTGGAAGTTCTAGAAAAAATGACGAACTAGAAGTTATTTCAGATACAGGAATGAGATCTTGGTTTAGAGATCAATTTAATGTGCAGTTAAATAC